TCCTAGATAATAAGTCAGCCACACCTGGGTTTGTGCCATCATGTAATAAATTTATTATTGGTGCATCATTTTGTTTTGTTATTGTTAGATCACCTGAAGATATAGTACCAGTAATATTTAAAGTACCTGTTATTGCTGTATTACCATTTATATCAAGTGGTGATGTTGGTGTTAAATCATTTATACCAATATAACCATCACTCCCCTGTATAAAAATAAATCCTGAGCCACCCTGTAACTTAGCATCAACATCACTCGAATTACCTAATGTTATATAATTTTGTGTTGTTTCTGCAAAATCAATAAATTCTATATTACCAGCTACAAATAATTGTCTATCATCCAAAAATCTATGGTAGGTATCACCATCATTGATATGTATAATATATTGTGCTACATTTAGGAAATTACCTTTTGCCATTATATCATTTTCAAAAGTTGCTAAACCTGTACTCGATGCAATCCTAAATCTTTCTGTATTTCCACCAGTTGAAAAAATCATATTTGATTGACTTCTTATTGCTAAATCATCAGCAGCAGAAGTACCAATCATTTGTCCGCCAGTATCTACTAATTGAATGCCACCTTTAAAAGTAGCACCATCCATAAACCTTATTCTTTTATTTACTGATGGACTTACTTCAATATCACCACCAAAAATTGATTTAGTACCGCTTATAGCAATAGGTGCATCTGTTAGTGTATTACTATCTGACCACATCACCACATCATTCGCAGTACCGCTACCATCAACAAAACCACTAACTTGATTATCAACATAACCTTTACTAGCTGCATCTGTATTTGCAACTGGTGTAGCTGGTATCGTTACTTGACCACTAAAAACCCCCGTGGATGCATCTAAAGCACCAATAACTAGTTTACCTTTTGTAGTCCATGCCGCTGTACTGCTAGGTTCTATTGTTCCTAAACCGATATGAAACTCAGGAGTTGTTACACCAGTACTTGCATCATAGTACATACCAACAAACTTAGTCCCACTCTCTACAATTGTCCCATACCAACCTATATCTTTCGTATTAGCAGTATTATCTTTAGCCAATTCAATCATATTATCGCCAATAGCTATGATTGTGCTATCTACTATTGTAGTAGTTCCATTGACAGTTAGGTTGCCACCAACGACTAAATTATTACCTATCTGTGCATTGCCACTTGTTTGAAATTGTACACTTGGAGAAATACCAATACCTACTGATGTTGTTGACAAGTATATTGGTGAGTCAGTGCCTAATCCAGATCCTACAATTTTTGGAGATCCAGTTAGATTATCATTATCAGATAATTTTAAAAGTGAATCATAAGTATTTTGAACTCTTTTGCCAGTTAATGTAGTACCCATATTTATAATTTATTACAAAAATACTAAATATCAGCTAGTTGTTTTTTCCTTGTCCTCTATATTTTTTTTTGTAACCTGATTGCCCTTTCGAAGCATTTTTTGAGTGAGTTCCTGGTCTTTTCTTTTTTGTTTTATATTGATGAATATAATTTGCTCTTTTAGCCATTACCCTTTATTATTTTACTTGCTTTTTCAGTTGAGCGACCTCCAAAGTATGCGAGTACAACAGCCATCATGACTTTTTCGAATGTATCGTTCCAATTATCATGAATTACAAAAGGAATGCTTTCAATACTATCAAAAATGCCTGCAAAAGAAAAAACAACAATACACCAAATTAAAATCATTGGTCTAACATTTTTACTAAGCCAACTATCACTATTAGCATCAGCTTCCCATCTAGAAGTAATTGCTTCCATTTCTTTATTCTGTTGCTCATATATAAGTTGTTGTAATTTTATTTTATCTTCTGTTGGTATTTTTGCTTTTGTTATTTCTGCAATAGCATCTTTAGGGCTTGTAACACCATTTAACACAGCACCTAGTTGAGGAGAAACTATACTAGCAGCACCAAATAATAATTTGCCAACTGTACTATCTTTAAATTTTTTTTTAGGTTTACTCATACATATACTCTAAAATGCAACACTAAAATTAATAAATAAATATTCAATTCATTATAAGGTTGATCATCAGTTATTGGGTAATATTCAATGCCCAATAATAAACCATTAGGTTGTAAAGCTAATCCCCAATCCATTGACTAATTTCTTTATATTCTTCTTTAGCATTAAAACATGGACATGCTTTTTTATCTGTAAAATCATTATGCCCATAAACAACAGCATCAGGAAATTGAAATTTAAGATCCATTAATAAATTAAATATTGAATCTTTCTGCTGATCTGTTCTTGTATCAATCCATTCCTCCATGTTTTTGTCCATGCCACCAACATAAGCTATACCGATAGAAGATTTGTTATGTCCAGCAACATGCGCCCCTGTTTTAGCCATATTTCTTCCCTCTTGTACTGTGCCATCTATTTTAATTAAAAAATGATAGCCAATATCTGACCAGCCATTCCCTTTAACATGCCAATCCCTTACATCTTTTACATCAAAATCTTTAAATTCTGGAGTAGCTGTACAATGAACTATAAGTTTATCTATTTTTCTCATTATAAACTTTTAGCTCTCCTATATGTTGTTTTATCATTGATTACTGCTTGAATCTCCTCTACAGGTACATCTATTTTTAAGGAGATGCCCCCATCCCATCTACCTATTAAACTTCTATCTTTATATAAAAATATAACAGGAACTGATTTTATTTGTTGTTTTATACTAGCTTTTTGATCTTCTAGAAAAGCAGTAACGATCTTAGCACCTTTAATTTTATTAAGATCTTTATAATCGTTTTTGTAATTCCAATTACTATTAATATGCAATATAGTGTATTCCTGACTGCTAGTTATAGCAAATACAAATAGTGCAATTAGGACAAATATCTTTTTCATTTCTGTATGATTTCATATAATTTCTCATCAATTTTATCAAGTTTTTTAGAATTTTCTTCAACCTGTTCTGCTGTGTTCTCAATTGTTTCTCGTATAAGTTGATCCTTAAGATCATATTCTGTTCTTGTTAATTCTGGTTTAGGCAATTCTTTAGCGAGTTCTATTTCTGCAGTCAATGTAAAATATAATCCTGCTAAAGAAATAGCCCCAGCTAATATTAAGCCGATTGTTTTTAAATCTAATTTTACCTCCGTGTCTTCACTAATTTTTTGTGCCATGTTTTATTAACTTGTTTGTTCAACTTTTACTTTCAATTCTATTATTCCTTTTATATAAGTAGCATCATCATCATCCTCTTGCACATAATTTACACTCTCAACCTCAACACCATAAACATTAAAATTATTTGCACTCAAATTAAAATAACCTGAGGATCTTGTTCTTAGCAAAGATAAGCAAGAATTTACAATTGAATTTGCTGTTAGATCACCACCAGCATCACTTGAAAATCTTGACACACATTCTATCCTTGTAATTGTCTCAGACATAAATTTGCTAGCATTTTGATCAATCTCATTTGTGCTTAATGAATAAATCCAAATATAAGGCGATCCCTGATTTGTAGGTATTCTATTAAATACAGGAACAGTAGAAGCATTATATGTTACATTACCATTTAATGCAGTATAAATTTTAGCCCTAATATGATGCATTGCTGTGTTCATGTATTCTTAATTTTTTTAAATTTCACATCCATCTTGCCCTTAACTAATTTTAAAGCATCTCTAATACTATTATAAAAATAAGGTTTTGGAGGTCTATTTTTTTTAGTTGATCCAAATTCTACGACTGCAGCATAGTCCATCTCTGCAGCTATATAAACAGTTTTACCATCTCTTTTTGAATGTATAGATCTTTTAAGATCCCCTGTTAATACAGGCACTCTCCCCTGAGCATATCTAACTGAAAGAGCTGCAACATCTTGAGCAACTCTAATAAAATCTTTAGATCCAAAATTTCTTAATCTAAGCATTTTGTTTCTAAATTTATTAAGATCTCTAGTATTTCCCTGTATATTAAATTTCATTATACATCAGTTGCTATAATTTTGACATACTCATCTTTAACCATTTCATAAACATCATTTACTCTATAAGTTGAAGATGATCCATCTATTGAGAATAAAAAATCTATATTGTTAATTTCATCAAAAGCTTTTTTTCTTACAATTACTTCAATCTCTTTATATTTAGATCTTGCCCCATTTTCCATTTTTAATTCACCGCTTTTATATTGAACATCACCCCAAATGTCAATGTCAGTTCCTAAATTACCTACAAAACCACCATAGCCATCAGGTGTTTTTGTTAGATTTTTTACATTAATACGATTCTTAAACTTTCCTGGGTTCATTAAATAAACATGTTTTTAAATGAGTTTAAAATAATTCTTGTTTCACTAGGCACCATATCACCAGATTTACCTTCTACATAATCATGTCTATTGTCATATAATGTACTAGCAAATTGCTTTATAGCTTGTTGTAAAAGCTCATTATCCAATCCTGCAGTTATATATGTAACTTTAACTTTTTCTGCTGGTCCATCTAAATCAATAGTTTCATTATCTAACCCTATCATCGTATAAGATGATGCTTCTAAAGTTGTACCTTCAACTGAAACTGATGAAATACTTGCAATAGGTCCAAAAGGAATGTCAAATATACCTTTTGTCTCATCAAGATAATATGTTCTATTTTTAGCAACAATATCTCTTGATATATAATTCTCGCACCATATTCTTGCTTGTTTTATTATAATACCAATTAAGGTATCATCAGCACTTGTTGAAATTCTTGCATAATCTTTAAATGCCGAAGTTGTTACAATTTCAGATCCAGTTGTTGAATTAATTTTTATTTGTCTCATTTTGTTTCTTTTGAAACTTTTAATTCTTTTGTTTCTTTAACAATTTTTTTTTCTTTGACTATTGGTTCACCCCACTTGTTTTTAATCCATTTATAAGAGCTTGATTCTTTAATTTCTACAATTTCACCTGCAGGAACTTCATGACCATCAATAATCATTTCAGTTAATAATTTAATTTTCATAATTTAATTTTTTTGTAAAGATAAAAAAAAAGTGCCACAAGATTTTTATCTTATGACACTTTCCAGAACTTAGAAAATACTATTTATGAAATAAGAGCAAAGTTATTAAAATTTTCTTTATACTGATTATGTAATGATAACCTTAGTGTTTTTTGTCCAGCATTTTTAACAATAAAAAACCCTTTATATTCTTCACTCCATAATGCAAAAAAATCTACAAAGTTTGGATCATAAGAAGGATTGCCAGTTCTTTTTAAAACTACTTGAGTAGATCTGCCATGCTTATATCTATTTGCACCTAAATACTTAATTTGGAATTTAAATAATCTGCCCTCTTTTTCTAATATACAATCATACATGCTAGAATCTAACAATGGCATTGATACATTAAATCCCTGTTTTATAGCTGTTGTTGCAAAATGATATTCAGCAAAGCAACCTTTCTGATTACCATTCATTTAGTTAAGTTATAAAAAAAAAGGGGAAAATAAATTCCCCTTTTCAAACAACTAATCAAATAATACTATCAGAAAGATAGTTCTTTTTAACGAGTTTCTGGATCTCGTTATATTTTTTGAGGATGTGAATTTTTTTAATAGGTGGGATTTTTTCCCATTCTTTTTCCCCAATAATAGAGTAAATAAAAAGGTCAGTATCATCAATTCTTTTCATTAGCATACAAAACTGCAAAACCTAAAATTAAAAATACAATACCTGTTAATAAGTCATCAATAACTAAAAATGATCTTATTGATAAAAACAATAATACAGATCCAGCAATAAAACCTATTTTTTTCTTGTCGCTATTGTCCATTTATATAATTTATTACTTTGTTCATCTCTACTTAGATCATCCCAATCATTTAATAATGCTGGATGAATTAAACTTTTCTTTTTATATTCTTTAGCTTTTCTAATTTGTCTATTGACTTTAATTAAATGATTTAATCTTTCTCTTGCTCCCATTATAAATTTCCTAAATGATTATCTAATACTATTTTTTCAAGTTCTTTTTCATAAACTAACATTAATCTCGTAATATTAACATTATCAACTAATACTTTATAAATTTCAACATCTTCTTTTTGTCCAGTTCCAGAAAAATAATTTAGTTCTGATTCTATAAATTTATATTCAACTACAATATCTGTGTTTCTAAATTCTAGATCCTGTATATGTTTATTTACTTTCATATAATTATTATTTGATTATTTACTCAAATATATAAACAATTTTTTAAATAACAAAATATTTTTTAAAATAATTAATATTTTTTTATATTACCTCATAAAAAAAGGGGTAAATAAATACCCCTTAATTATAAATAAGCAATAAAAAATCGTAATACTACGGTGTCTCTAGTGCTGTTTTAGCTGTGCTAAATACTCCATCAATTATACCTAATGGTAAATATGTAGCAAGAGCAGCTCTCTCTTGGCATCGTACCGTAACAAAACCTTCTCGTATATTTATTCCGTCTTCTCTGTGGAAAGTAACAGAAAGGTTTTCTCTGATCCATAATTGACAAGCTTGAGCAAAATCACCAACTAAGAACGAGCCAGCATTAACTTCATTGTTAATAATTACTGGCACACCCATAAATGATGGTTGTAACCCTTGATATACTTGATCTTTTAAATATCTTGACTGACTATCTTTCAATAATAGAATTTTGTGAAAGTCAGTTGGGTTTAAAAGAATATAATTAGGTTTATAATTTGATAAAGCTAACTGATTTATAGCTGCAATTAAAACATCAAATTCATTTGCACTATCAACTGATTGATAAAATGCACCTGATGCTGATGTATCAAAATTAGTACCTGAATTATATAATCCTAGTAGATTTGGTGCAACACCATTACCCCCTAGAATTTGATCATCTTCAACTTCTAATAGTTTAGCTGGTACTCTGTTAGAGATATAGCTAGTTAATTGAGGTGTATCAGCTAACATTTCTTCAGATATTCTTAGATATGTTCCGATCTTCTCAACATTTACAGAAGTAGCAGTCATATCGAAATCTGTTTGACCTAGAGCAGCACCTTCGTTTGTAGCAGCAGCTCCATTAGAGAAACCACTTTCTTTAACAAATCTTACAACATCAGATCCTGTAGATCCATTTGGAATGATTTGTCTCATGTTTTGCGCTCTATTTGGGTCAAATTTGTAACCTGGCACTCTGTCTGCAGCCACCACTTCACCTGTGTAGTCCGCACCCATTGTCATGTCAGCTTTAATTTCGAAAGATGCTGATCCAGCATTTCCTTTTACTAAACTATCAATAGCACCATCATTGATTGCTTTTGTTAGATTAGTTTTGAAATCTTTTGATTCATTTTTTTGTTCAAACATTTTTTTATTTGAAACTTCAAACTCATCAAATCTTTCATTGAATTTTTTAGTAAGGTTATCAATCTCATTTTTTAGAGATTCATCTGCCTTACCATTAGCGCTATCTAACGCCTGACCTGCAGCTTTTTCAATTTTTTCATCAATAATTGATCCTAATTGATCCAGCTGATTTTTTACATTTTCGTCCATTTTTAATGAATTATTTTAAATTATTTAACAAATATTTATAAACATCAAACTCAGATTTTTCTTCAACTGGCTCAGTAATATCTACAATTGGCTGAGTAGCATCAACGAACAAAGATTTTAGTTTGTATATTTCTGATTCAATAGCATATCCCATCTCATCTGAGATATCCCCTTTTCTAATTAATTGACATAGATTGTCATATCTTTTGTAAATATCTTCCATTGATTTTTCTCCTTTGACATCCATGATCTTTGCCTGATCATTAGCTGCAAGAGTAACTGCAGAAATCTCAAAAAGCTTAACTTCTTTTAATTCTCTGTAATCACCTTTGTCTTCTTTCTGAATAGGAAGTATGCCAACACTATTCTCAGTTATGACACCAGCTTTCATCAAAGCAATAACATCTTTGCCTAAAGTAGTTTTTGGAACTTCAGCTACAAAAACCAAACCCTTATCATCTTCATAAAGTTCTTTCATTTTTCCAATAGGTTTCATCATGTTATGCTGATATAAATATTTAACTCTCTCACCATTTTCTTTAATGGTTTTTCTGTATGCTCCCCTCATAATAATATCATCATCTGCATCTTTATTGTTGAAATAAGATCCATACCCTTTTACAATGGAACTTTTTTCATCATAATCAGACAATTCACCTAAGGGTGCAGCTTTATATATAAAATCCATAATTAATTAATTTTTTACAAATTTAGTAAATATATTTTATTGAAATGGAAGATCACTTTCAACATCTTCTGGAAACGGAACCATTGAGCATCTGCAGTTTATAACATTCCTCGCACTACCTTCTCCAGGTCTAGGCATCTGTTCACCACCCACATCAAAAGGTTTATCAAAATCTCTTATCTGATTATTTACAATAGCATGCCAATCTCTAGTTTTATCATCTAAGAATGCAATCCATTGTTTTTTTAATCTTCTTCCAGCATAAACTTTTAATGCACTTTGCTCAATACCATAATTTGCTGCTCTCAAACTTTCTGTTCTAACTAATCGTTCTGCTTGAAATCTTGAATATTTATCAAATCTGCTTCTTAATATTCTCGCTCTTTCAGCAGCTCCTTTAGTAATAAAATCTGGATCTCTGTATAGCTTTCTTATTACAGCAACTAAACTTTTTTTAGCTGTGCCACTTACAAGTGTTACATTACTAGCTGCAACTTGACCAGCATAATAATTAAATGCTCTCTGCCATGTTTTTGTGAAATCTTTTGGATCTTCTTTTATTTGATATTTGCTTGAGTTATTTGCAAACCATACTGCAAACTGCATACATACATCTGGAATAATATCAATATAAATGCTTTTTATTGCATCGAAATTAAATATATCGAAATAATTAATATTATTACTATCTATATAAGTTTTAACACCTTTATAATATTCTCTTTTATAAAATTTTCTAACCTTATTGAAAGCTTTTTTTTCTGCAAGAGTTAATTGTTTATCAAACTCTTTTCTCCACTTTATAGCTTGTTTCTGTGATAACATTATTCATTTTCTAATTGCTGTAATTTTCTTTCTGCATATTTCAACATTGCTTCACCACCCCATCCTAAAAATGCAACATATCCTTTGTCTTTCCATGGTGTGTCTGAATAATCTGGATTTATCTTATTATATCCACCACCTTTAGTCCTAGATAAAAAACTAAATGTCCTTTTCAAAGTTGATAAACTTAATTTTTCCCTAGCAATAAGCTGGTTCATTCTAGCTAATCCTACCTCTGTCATTCCCTTAACCTCATCCCTTCCATATTTATCAATCCAGTTTTTAACTCTTTTAGCATTATTAGTTGCACTTTGAGGGTAATCAGAATACCCTTCTTGCTTTTGTTCTTTCTTTGAACTTAGTGGATGCCCACTAGGAAAAAGATCTGTATCATGTTTTCCAGATCTAAACCTTTCATTTTTTAGAGCGTAAAGGAAAGAATTTACGCGAGCATATGCCCATTGGTCTGCATTGTTTACACTAGGTCGCACACTACTTGGATTAGTATTATAAGCACCAACCCCTCTTTTAAATACTGCTTTAAGTGTTCTTAAATTTGTTTTTTTATAAGCAACTGTTACTGACTTATTATGATCTTCAACTTTTTTTTTTAAACCTTTTTCAACCTGAGCAGATACTTGCTTTTCTTCTTCTTCTTCATGATAATTCTTTTTAGCTTCTTCATATTCTTCATGAGTATCAAAAGGCATATAAAAAGTTTGTCCATCAACATTATGTGAATGTGATCCACTCCC